GATGGTGGATTACTTTGGGAAGGAGCCGGAGGAGAAGATGGAATCTCAGATCAGTTCTGTGAAGACATCGAAGCAGTTGGCGCGGTCGAGGAAGCCAAAGCGGCACTTCAGGCAACTGAAGGAGCCACAGGAGGACGAGAAGGAGGAGTTTGCCGCGCAGATGTTGGCACACACTGAGGCTGAGATTGAGAGTTCGTCGATAAAGCAGAATATCGACGATGGGTTGGCGAAGTTGAGGAAGAATGAGGTGCAGTTGACGCGGATGGATGGAACGATTTTTGCTTTCTCACCTGGGGGCTCACGGCTATGGGTTCCCAGGCATTTCTTTCAGACACCACATGGACCCCTTATGGAGGGGGTCCAGATTACTATGCGTATGTGGAACATGACGAGTGTGACGTTCCGCTACACAAAGAAGGCTGTGAAGGAGTATGAGTCAAGTGTGAAGGGAGTTTACATTGACTTTGTTGAGATGTCGTTGCCATCGCAGTATGTGTTTCCGCTTGTTTCAGCATTGCCCTCTGTCCATGATCCCGTGCGAATTGGAGGGATTGTGGCAGTGTGCATGATGAAGCAACCGGCACCAGTGGAGAGTGCAGTGGAGTTCTTTCCTTGGTTTAATACCGAACAGGGCTTGTATCGGTATTCGGCACATTCTACGACAAAGGATTTGGCTGTTCCATTTAGCTACACGTATCCTGGCAACACAACCCCTGGGGATTGTGGTGCTTTGATTGTGGCGTTTTATGGTGATGGCAAGATGCTTGTGTTGGGATTCCACGTTGGTCGGCGTACCCGTGGAATGGATTCTTGTGGACTTGCTCTACCTCTATTCAAGGAGGGATATGAGGAGAGTTTTGTTGCACAGAAGGGACTGCCTGGCATGGTGGCCCCTGAGGAGAAGTTGGATTTGCCCGAGGAGATCAAGGTCGTTGGGAAACTCCTGGTACCAAGAGGGTTGGTTTCTAAATCACAGATTAAGAAGACATTGTTGGCGAAAATGAACCACCCACTTGTGCAAGGAGTTACCCACGCACCCGCGATTCTCAACGGACAAGGCAAGTACAGTACTTTTAACCTGCTCTGTAAAGCGGTCACGTCTATCGCCCCCCAGGGTGAGAAAACGAGACCATTTCCAGATGAGGTTGCAAATGCTGTGATTGCGGAGATGAAGGCGAATGCAGTCTTGCGGCGGAAGAACACCCCCCCAAGACTGTATACGCTCCATGAGGCTTTGAATGGTTATGGCGAAATGAAGAGGTTGTCTCTGGACAAGACACCTGGGTTTCCATTGGATGCCCTTCGCCCAAAAGGTGAAAGCGGGCGCGCTTTCCTTTTTAACCAAGCAGAGGATGGGACTTTGTCCATAAAGTCTCCGGAGTTGATGGACATGGTCACGGATTTGTTGAACTTTCGGGAAGGAAGGCCCGAACCCTGGTTGGCGTATGTGTTGGGATTGAAGGATGAGCTTCGCAGGAAAGCGAAAATCGATTCTCCACGTCTCATCATGTACACGCCAGTGGCTTTGACGATTGTTGCCCGCATGATGTTTGGTTCCTGGATGGAGTCGGATAGGTTCGACAAAGGGAACGCTTCGTGTGTGGGCATCAACGTTGATTCGGATGACTTTGATTTGCGGATGCGGGATCTGAAGGCAAGAAATTTCCGCGTAGGGAGTATGGCGGATTATTCTTACTTCGACTCCATGTCAAACAAGCAGGTTGCTCAGGGAGTTATTGATGTGACTGATGCGTATTATGAGGGAGTAATGTTTGATGAGTTTAAAGCTCTCAGACACTTCATCCTCAGAAATTGCATGAGTTGCAACATGATTCTTGGCGACTATGTTTTGCGAAAGGAAGTCGGTGGCACGACTGGAAATCCATTCACAGTGCACTGGAATAACTTCATGGCGGAGTTTTTCGCTCGGTGTGCGTTTGAAGGTCTTTCGCGTCGGTTGGGTGCTACAGTAGCAGACCACGGGTCCTTTGATACGGAAGTCCACTTGTGTGTTTATGGCGATGATAACACAGATGGAATTTCGGACACAGTGGCCCCCTGGTATAATTTCGTGTCAAAGCGAGATTATTTTGCAGAGTTTGGCATCATTTACACACCCTCTTCAAAGGATGTGAATGATGTCAAGCCCACAGTACCAATTGACGATATTGACTTTCTCTCCCGTAAGGTGAGAGTGGATCTCCAGATGGAGCTCGGCGTAGCTCATTTGGCGGTGCCTTACAAGGAGGACTACAGGTCTTTGTATTGGCAGAGCAGCAAGGTGGATGATGCAATGGCGTTGGTCCAGAACGCCACGGGCATTTGTTACCGTGCAGTTGGATTGGGGTCTACAGGATATAACGCCGAACGCGTGAAACTCTTGAAGGCCTTGGCAGATGTGGGGATTAATGCGAAGCTTCCAACGTGGCAAGACGTTGCGAAGAATTTCCGCACGCGGCAGTACAATTATACTTGTGACGATGCTCGGTGGACCATTTATGATTCGGAAAATTCATATGGTGACCTTGTGTTGTCGCAGCATGTTGTGATGTTGCGTGATCCTATTCCTACTCTACCTACCCGGTTTGATGTTCCTGATGAGGACACCTTCAGTGTTGAGATGGCTGATTCCTTGACAAACGATCATATCGTGGCGCCTAGTGTGCCTGCCGAGGATTTGGCCCCACCTCAACACGTGAAAGTGGAACCTGTAGTGAAGTTCTCCACGGTGGAGGACTGTCTGAAGCGTGTGCAAGCATGGTATAAGTCGTCAGGCTTTAACGGCTTTACCATGTTTAACATGTATGATGTGTTTTTGGCTATTCAGTCAGACTACCCCGGCGGTAAGTTTGCTCTCAGCTACTTCAACTACTACGGCAGCATGTTCCGTTTTTGGATGGGACCGGTGTCAGTGATGGTTTATGGAGTTGATTCGGTCAACACATCAAACATGTGTCAAGTGTCCTACACGACAATTCTTGACACAACGGAGGGACAGCGACAGTGCGGAGCGCAGTGGGATCCAACTCAGTTTTGGGGAGGTTCTATGCCAATCGCACTTGGCTACCCAAACACCGCCCCAATGTTCGCGCAAATTCCAGCCCAACATCTAGGGCCCAACAATTTATTTTTGGTGCCCAAGACGAGGACTGAGGTTACGCTGAATCCTGATCCCAACTTGTATGCAGGCCAATGGGGAATTGGCCCGCTTAACGAGAATGCTGTGGTCTACGCTTCGGTTGGGGATGGGTTTCGCTTTGCGTTTCCCACGACTATACCGTTTCGTAATGTCTATGTTCCGCCGCCCGCGGATGAGGACAAGTTTGAGGTGCAAGGGGCAGTGACTTCCAAGATTGAGAAGGGTACCAAGGCGATTACTGGGGCCTATTCCAATGTGCGAGCTGTTACAGATCGCGCAATTGATGTGGCCGGAAAAGTCTCTGATGCCGTTGTCAATTTTGACACACCCAATGATGGGTCCAGTGCTCGGCCAGTTGAGCCCCGACAAGGTTTCAACATGGCCAATATGGATGGTTTGCGTTATGCACAGGTTTTAGGACCCGTGACAGGAGAACCCCCCATGCATGACATTCCTGTGGGGACCAGTCAACCTGAAACCCGCTTGCAATTGTTAGCCATGAAGGAAACTCTTTATGCAACTGTCCGTGTGGACACATCAATGGACGTTGGTACTGTGCTTGCACGCATACCAATTACGCCCTGCCCTGATCTCTTCGTGAAGACAACCGCAGGCGTTTTCCAACCCACCCTCATGGAACACATTGTGACACCGTTCACTTTTTGGAAGGGAGGAATCAACGTCACTATGCAGTGCGTTGGTCCCCCTCTGGCCAACATGAGGCTTGGGATCGCTTCGCGGTATGGCTCCTTTGGAGGATCTGTACCCTTGAACTTGTTTTCAAGTCAGTATGGCAAAGTTTTCAACTATGGAGAGGAAGATACGTTGAAATTTTGGGTGCCGTTCATTTCGCCAGCCAATTGGTTGAGAGTACCTGTCTTTGATGAGGATGGTTCCTCGCGTGCCAATGCTCTAGACTATGCGCTGGGAGAGGTGGTCATCGTCGTGATCACACCCTACCAAGTCAACGAGACTATGGCACAATTCATGGATATTAATCTTTATCTGGCTGGCAATGACGACTTGGAGTTTAAAACTCCTGGTGAGAACCTTGCCAATCTTGTGTATCCGAATACTATGTCGGACAGCTTTGAAGTGCAGAGCTTGCAACTGGGTGCGCCCGGTGGCGAGTTCAATGAGGATGAGAAGAAAGAGGTTTCCACGCGCCCTATGGGTGGACCCGTCCGAACGACGGAGCCTGGTGATGGGACTCAGGGTCTTTGGGATCGCATTTATGTGATTAACGAAGTCTCCTGGGACCCATCTGCGGTGCAGGGAACCATGATCTACAACATCGCTGTTCCGGAGGATGCCTTACCATTGGGAGCTGTCACTCAGGTGTACAATTCTTTTATGTTGAGCAGAATGGAGTTAGAATTCACATTCTCACTGAGCACAGCCGTCTCGTCGCAAGGACAGGTTGTTGCCTATTTCTGCCCAATATTGGAGGATCCCAATTCCAAGTCACTGAAGGAAGTTTTGATGCTGCCTCATGTGCTCATTAAGGCAGGTCGCACAACAGCGGGAATCTTACGAGTACCCTTTGTGCACCCCCTCAATGCTTTACAGATACACGAAACCTCAAGCGCGTGGAAGAAACGAATGGGATCTGTGGCGATCAAGGTTTTTAACCAGTTTGCCATTGGATCGGGAGCGCCCATACAGGCCCCCACCATCAACGTTGGAGTTCGTTTCATCAACATGGAGCTTTCTGTCCCTTACCCAGCGGACGGATCGCTTTCGCAATTTATTGCGATTAGAGAGTAACTTAGGTTACCTGGGTTGTTTTACGCTTTGTACAAAAACAAAGTAGGTCTTATGCTTTTACTAAACCGAAAGCAACAGTTTTTCAAGCTTTAACTAAATCGAAAGCCTAGCGGTCCATTGTATCGCGTATGCCTCAGGTTAGCCCACCTGTGGAATAACATATCAAAAGTGGTCAGATTATTTTGTTTAGATAGATCTATTAACCTACTCGGATGTGCAG